GTTCGTCTGTAGATGTGGAAGCATATGCAAGTATATTGGAGATTAGTTAATGTCAACTTTAGGATATGTAACACCATTAGGTCAACAAAGTAAAGAGGGATTTCACGCTCTAAGAAGAACAACTGAGGGTCTTCTTTACTACGCAAAAATTGATAAAGATAATACAGACACAATAGATTTATCTGACGGTGTTCCTAACGAATCAATACAATTACCAACTTCAGGTGGTCATGTAGATTTTGACGAAACTTTAATTAATGTACAATATTATGCTGGAGATAATTCAACAACAACTTTTACATTAACATTACCGGTGATTAGTGCAGATAGAATTAAAGTATATGTAAATAATATATTAATGAAAGAAGGTGTAGATTTTACTTACTCATCACCAGCAGTAACATTTATGGTGAAACCATCATCTGGAGCTCAAGTTGCTATAGGTCACATAAATAAAATAAATAAACAAAATTCAACTGACAAATATTGGCAATACTTATTTGAAAACGGTGACGCAACATATTTTATAGATAGTGATGGTTATTTGATAAAAAGGGAAAACAGAGCATACAATCCATCAGCAACAAGTGATGACTTTAGTACATCAGAAAATAACACATATTCTGTAGCTACTACTAGTTACCAGGACGCTGTTTAAGTTGTATAAATAGTAGTAATAACAAGGTAAAAAATGGCAGATTTTAAACTAGGCAGAATTAAATTTAAATGGCGTGGCGATTGGGCTGCCTCAACAGCTTATTTGGTGGACGATATTGTAAAATATGGTGCCAATACTTATGTTGTTTTAACAAATCACACATCACAATCATCAACAGCAAATTTTTACACAGATTTATCAGCAGGTAAATACGGATTACATACTGAAGGACTTTACTTTAAAGGTAATTGGGCTGCTTCTACATTTTATAAATTAAACGACCTTGTTAAAAACGGTGCATATCAATATAGATGTAAATTACAACACACTTCAGCTTCAACTTTTGCATTAGGTTCAAATTGGGAAGTATATGCTGAAGGTTTACAATGGGAAGATTCTTATAGTTCTAGTACAACTTATCAAGATGGTGATGTAGTATCTTATGGTGGTTACACTTATGTTTATGTAAATGCTACACCAAGTGCTGGAAATACTCCAACAGATAATTCATATTGGGATGTTGTAACAACAGGTTTCAAAGCATTAGGTACATACTCACACGGAACAACTTATAAAACAGGTGATACCGTTCAATATGGTGGTAACAACTATGTAGCAACTGCTAATCATGCTAGTCAATATCCATCAAATCAAAACGGAACGGTCAACTCATCTTACTGGACATTAAACCTTGAAGGATTTAATTACAGAGCGGCTTATGACGCTACAGCGACTTATAATATAGGTGATGTTGTAAGATTAGCTGCAACTTCTTATGTTGCAATAACAGACAGAATTAATAATGTATCTCCAGATTCAGACGCAAGTAAATGGCAGGTAGTTGCACAAGGTGACTCAGGTGCAGTATTAAGCACAAGAGGTGATTTGATTGTACAAGGCGCTGCTGCTTCAGGAAGATTAGCAATTGGTCCAGTAGGTTCAGTTTTAACCACAGACGGAACAGACCCTAGTTGGTCAAATCCAGAAGGAGCAAATGTAAAATATGTTGCAAACTCTGGTTCAGACAGTAATCCTGGTACTCAATTTTTACCTTACAAAACAATTTATTATGCTTTATCTCAATCATCTTCAGGTGATATCGTTACTATTGATACAATTGCTGGTGGTACCGGCGGTACTCCAGGTGTTTATGATGTTGTACAAACAAGTACAACTGGTTCAGGAACAGGATTTAAAGCTAGAGTAACAACAGATGGTTCATCTACACCTACTATTATAATTACAGACGGTGGTTCAGGCCACGCAGCTACAAATGATATTACAATTGCAGGTTCACAATTAGGAAGTTCTTCAAACTTAACATTTAATGTTGTATCTGCTTCAATTGGTGATGTTGTTTATGTCAAAAACGGTGTTTACAGAGAAACTTTACCTTTAAGAGTTCCAGCAGGTGTTACAGTACAAGGTGAAAGTTTAAGAGGAACAGAGATTAGACCTGCTGCTAGTACAGGTCACCAGATTAAAACAATTACAAGTATTTCTGGTGGTACAGGCGGTACTCCAGGAACTTATAATTATATACATCAAACAAGTTCAACAGGCGCAGGTGATGGTGTTGTTGTAAATGTAGTAACAGACGGTTCATCTACACCTACAGTTACAATTTATAACGGTGGTTATGGTTATGTTGGTTCTGAACAAATTACAATTAATGGTGCTACAAAATTAGGTGGTGCAAGTAATTTAACATTTAGTGTCGCTTCATTAGAAAATAATGACGCTTCTAATATGTTCTTATGTAACAACCAAACAAACATTGTTCAAATGTCAATGAAAGGTTTAACAGGAACACCAGGTGCTGGTGCAACTGGTAAAGCGGCAGTAGTTTCACTAGACCCTAGTGGTTCAATTACAACTGCTTCGCCTTATATTCAAAACTGTTCGTCTGTTAATGCAAACGCAACAGGTATTCAAATTGATGGTCTTTTACATAGTGCAGGTAACAAATCTATTCTATGTAATGACTACACACAAATTAATTCAGACGGTAAAGGTTGTCATGCATTAGGTGGCGGCCGTGGTGAGATGGTTTCAGTCTTTACTTACTATAACGCAATTTCTTTCCAAGCAGAATCAGGAGGCTTCATTAGAGGTCTAAACTGTTCATCTGGTTATGGTGAACAAGGTGCTGTCGCAGACGGAACATTAGCTGCAGAAACAGCAGTTGCAGTTTCGGCTCGTGGTGAAATGTTAAAATATAAAACTGCTGGATTTATTGGCGCTGCTACAGAAAGTGATGTTGCAGATACAGTTTCAACTTCAGGAACACCATCAGCGGCTACAATAACAGGTGTTACTTCAGGTGCAACTGCTACAATTATTAGAACAAATATCTCACTAGATTATATTCATATTGAAAATAGAAGTGGTAACTTTCGACAAGATGAGGTTTGCACAGTAACAAAAGATGATAGTACAACTTATCAGTTAACTTTATCTGATGACCACGGATCCTCATTACAACAACAAACAGGACAAGTTGGTCCTCTTATTGCAGTTGATGGCAACGCTTTAAGTTCAGCAAGTGCTATTACAGTAGGTGCAAATGTTGTATTTGCTGGTGACACTGCTAAGTATTACAGAGTTTCAGCAGTATCAGAAACAAACACAACTAATAAAACAGCTCTTATCAGATTAACAGAAAGTGTTACAACAGCTAGAGCAATTGACGACAATGAAGCTGGTTCTATTACTACTGGTTTTTCAAATGTTCGTTTAACTGGACATGACTTCCTAAACATTGGTACTGGTGACTTTACAACTACTAACTATCCAGGTACAGAAAGTCAACCTGCTGACCAATCAGATGAAGTTACAGAAACAGCAGGTGGTCGTGTTTACTTCTCATCTACTGACCAGAATGGTGACTTTAGAGTTGGTGATTTATTTAGAATTCAACAGTCAACTGGTATTGCAACACTAAACGCAGACGCATTTGACCTTTCTGGTCTATCAGAATTACAACTTGGTTCTATTGGTGCTGAATTAGGTGCTACAATTAACGAATTTAGTACGGATGAAACATTATCAAATGACGCAAACTCAGCAGTTCCTACAGAAAGAGCTGTTTTTGGTTTCTTAAAAAGAGATAAAATGGGTACAGACGCTATGGTACCTCCAACAGGAACAACATCACAAAGACCTACAGGCGTTAACTTATTCACAGGTGCTATTAGATATAATTCATCTTTAGTAACATGGGAAGGATATAACGGAACACAATGGACAGGCTTAGGTGGTGGTAATCCATGGTCATCATTTACTGCTGATGGTTCGACTGCTTTAACTGTCGCAGCTAACGATAGATATTTTATAGATACGACAGCGGCTGCTCAAACAGTAACATTACCTGCTTCACCACAAACAGGCGACCAAGTATCATTTATTGATTTAGCTGGAACATTTGATACTAATAATTTAACACTTGCAAGAAACAGTTTAAAAATTATGGGATTAACGGAAGACTTAGTTATTTCGACAGAGGATGCTGGTATACAATTAGTTTACACAGGTGCAACTTATGGATGGAAACTAACATCTAACATCTAATAGAGGATAAATAAATATATGTCAAACTTAAAAGATTTTACACAAAAGAATAGAGAACACACAGGCGCTTCTGGTATTAAAGTATCAAATGACGGCTTAGGTAGTGGTGATAGAGTAGACGAAAAAGGTCGTTTAAGATTTAACGATACTACAGACCTTTTAGAATATTACAATGGTTCTGCTTGGAAATCTATTGACGCTCCTCCTGTTATTACAAGTTTTGCAATTGACGGTGGTTCAAATGTCACATCCGGAGTTGTAGATAACGAAGGTGGTGGTACTGTATCACTCGCAATAAATGGTTCTTTATTTGATACTACTGGTGCTACGGTAACGGCAGTAGGTGGTGGTGAAACATTAAGCACGGCATCTTTGACTAGAAATAGTACAAACTTATTAACTGCTGTATTTACAGAATCACAATTTGATATTGGTAATAGTCCTTATACTTTAAAAGTTACAAATGGTTCAGGCCTTTCTGCTGAATTAGCAGACGCCTTATCTGCTGACCAAACAGCACCCACATTTACAAATGCGGCTGACACAACTGTTTCTTTATTTGATAGTGGTAGAGGTTCTGGTATTTCAGCGGCCGCTTTATGTGGTACATCAGGTGGTACAGCACACGCAGTAACAACAGGTTCATTACCAAGTGGACTTTCAATGACTTCAGCTACAGGTGCAATTACAGGTACAGCAGACGCAGTAGGTTCAGACACAACTTCAACATTTACGGTTACAGCAACAGGTGATGACGCAACAGCAACTAGACAATTTAAAATTACGATTAAAGCCCCAAGTATAACATCTATTACTTCAACAGGTTCAGGAAGTTTTTCAGTACCAACTGGTGTAACTTCATTAAATGTAATGTTACTTGCAGGTGGTGGTTCAGGTGGAAGTTCATTAGGAAGTGGCGCCGGCGGTGGCGGTATGTTAGAGGGTACTATAACAGTATCACCAGGTTCTACTATCGCTTACAATGTGGGCGCTGGTGGTAACCAATCTCAAGCTTCTGATTATCATTCAGGTTATTATGGTGCAAATACAACATTCGGACCTATTCCAGGTCCTGGTGCAACAGCAACTGCTTTAGGTGGAGGTTACGGATGTGGCCACGGAGGTGGTTCTCCAAAAGGTTCAGGTACTCCAGGTGAACAAAATGGTGGTCAAATTAATATAGGTGGCACAGGAGGTTCCGGCGGTGGAACAGGAAGTGCAGACGGTCCACAATCACAATATAGAGGTGGTTATGGAAACCAAGGTGATAGTGGTGGATTAACAGGTTATGGAAATGACGGCGGCGCAGGCGGCGGTGGTAACTCTCAAGGTTCACATAATGGTGGCGGCGGCGGTGGTGCTGGCGGTGTAGGTGAAAACGGAGGTGTTGATGGTGCAGGTCAAGGTGGTGACGGCGGAGCAGGAAGAGTTTCAAATATAACAGGTTCTCCAGTTACATACGGAGGCGGTGGCGGAGGTTCTTACTATAATTCAGGCCCACACGGAAGTAAAGGTGTTGGTGCAGCCGGTCCAGGTGGCGGAACAGCAGGTGTTCCTTCAGGCAGGTCAAGTGCCGGTACGGCTAACAGAGGTGGCGGTTCAGGTTGTGGAGGATATCCGAGCGGCGGTGGCGGAACAGGTGGTTCTGGAATAATAGTGGTTAAAATTTAAGGATTAAAAAAAATGGCATTTAACAAATACGCAGTTGTAAAATTAGACCCGGTTGAAAGTAATTCAACAGGTGGGATAGTTGAAGAATTAGCATACATGATTGATGGCGTGGCAAGAACAGATTCCGAAATGACTCAACATTGGGTTAACAAATATGATGAATACAAATTAGTGCCTATCGAAGAGGATGACCCGGTAAAAGTAGGATGGATTTATACAGACAAGACACACGAATTTGTGGCTCCGTAAGTCTTATAAATAATATATATTATTGCAGATGATTAGTGAGGTTTTAGCATGGATACAAAAAATGATTATTGGTTATTCAATTCAATAATTTCTAAAGAAGATTGCCAAAAAATAATAGATAGAGGTTTAGAACAACTTGACCTTTCAAAAAAAGAAGGTGTTGATACTAACGCAACAACCTTTGGCGACAATCATAAGACTGATACTAGAAGTATCTCTCAAAAAGATTTAACATCTCAACAAATAAAAGAAAAACACATTAATGAAAATGATGTTTATGTAAGAGATAGTAATATATCTTGGTTAAGTGACTCATGGATTTATGATTTAATATGGCCTCATGTTTCTAAAGCAAATAATTCTGCTGGTTGGAGATATGATTTTGATTGGGCTGAACCTGCTCAGTTTACAATCTATAATAAAGACCAGTTTTATGGTTGGCATAGTGATGGACCAAATGATTATAATAATATAAAAAGAAGAGAAATACCTGGTGTGTATGATAAAACTCATTGTGATAAAGGATTACTTACACCAATAGATGAGTTGATAGGTAAAGTAAGAAAATTGTCAATTACATTAATGTTGTCCGACCCAAATGATTATGAGGGGGGAAATTTAAAATTTGATTTTGGTGCTCATAGTAAAAATAGATATAAAGAAATATCAGGTGGCCTGGTAAATCAAGGTTCCTTAATAGTTTTTCCTAGTTATAAATTTCATTGTGTAACTCCTGTTACAAAGGGCACTAGATATTCTTTAGTAATCTGGTTTAATGGAAGGCCTATGAAATGATTAATGAAACAAAAAAATACTTTGATGAAAATGGTTATGTTATTATTAGAAATTTTATCAAACCAGAGATGACTTTACTCTTATATGAATATACAAAAAGTAAAGCTCGTAGAGAAATGTTTAATGAGGCATATTATCCAGAATTATTTAATATACATTTAAATGGTAGATTTGATGACCCTCAAGCTTTAGGAGCTTATTCATTATATGGCGACCCATTAATGGATGCAGTATTACAAAATTCTACAGATTTTATATCTAAAATGATTGAAGTTGATTTAGTACCAACATATTCTTATTGGAGATTATACATTACAGGTAATGATTTAAAAAGACATAAAGATAGACCTAGTTGCGAATATTCAACAACTTTGTTTTTAGGTTATGATGTCAGTAATGTAGATGATAAAAATTATAATTGGCCTATATTCATTAAATCTTATAATGGTGAAGAAAAATCTGTCTTATTAAATCCTGGAGATATGGTCATTTATAAGGGACATGACCTTGAACATTGGAGGGATAAATATGAAGGATTAAATCATGCTCAAGTCTTTTTACACTACAATAAAAAAAATGGAAAGTATGGAAATATAAATGATGGAAGAGAATTTTTAGGACTTCCTTCAACAAACTAAATGAGGTAAAACATGGATTATAAAACAACAAAAAATTTAAAAACTTATGGCGGTGAGAAATTTGACTTTGGCAGTTTAAATGATGAACATACTAAAGCAGTAAAGGAAGCTTGCGAAATTTTAACATCAAAAGGTGTTGATAAAGATATTATTAACGATTTACAGTTAAAATTTAATGTAAAAGAATTGCCAAAATATGAATTAACTAAGAGTCTTTTTTTTAATTTTTGTAAAAAAGATGATATTAGTATTTCGGAACAAGGCAATATTACAGTTAACGAAGATGGTAAAACTATGCTTTATCCTGTAGCTATTGTATGCGAAGACATTAGAAAATTAGATAAATTATTTGAAAATATTTTTAATGCTGGTATAAAAGCCGCAGACCAAATTAAAAAATAAACTTCTTAGTTTAATATTGTTATGAAAAATGTAAAAAGTATTATAGTTTTAGGTGGTGGTAGTGCAGGTTGGATGACAGCCTCTACACTTATAAAAGAATTTCCTGATAAAGAAATTACCTTAATAGAAAGTCCTAATACACCTACTGTAGGTGTTGGTGAAAGCACCATTGGTGGTATTAAATATTGGACATCTTATCTAGGTATAGATGATACTGAATTTTTTAAATATACAGACGCTACTTATAAACTAAGTATTAGATTTCAAGACTTTTACAAAAAAGGTGACGGCGGATTTCACTATCCTTTTGGTAAATCAATTTACAATAGTGATGGAGGATTTAACGACTGGATATTAAAAAAACATATCCATCCAGAAACTCATAGGTCAGATTTTGCTGATTGTTTTTTTCCACAAATGTCATTGGTAAACAACAACAAACTTTTTGACAATGAAAAAAATGAATTACCTTTTAACTTTAGAGAAAACACAGCGTATCATTTTGACGCAACAAAATTTGGTTTGTTTTTAAAAGATAGATATTGTAAACCTAGAGGTGTAAAACATGTAGTAGATGATATAAAATCAGTAGAAGTTTCTAAAAATGGCATACAATCGTTAGTTTCTGATAGTAATATGGGAGTAGGAAATCACAAATATAAGGCAGATTTATATTTTGATTGTACAGGTTTTAAATCATTATTGTTAGGTAAATCATTACAAGAAGAATTTGAATCTTATTCAGATATGTTACCTAATAACTCAGCGTGGGCAACCAGATTGCCTTATAATAATAAAAAAGAAGATATAAATTGTTATACTAATTGTACTGCCATTGAAAATGGTTGGGTATGGCAAATACCTTTATGGTCTCGTTGGGGCACAGGTTATGTTTATTCAGATAAATTCGTAGATGATGAAGCAGCCTTAAAAGAATTTAAAAATCATTTAGATGAAAAAGGTCAAGATTATAGTAATGCAGAATTTAAAAATATTAAAATGCGTGTGGGCATTCATAAAAGATTATGGGTTAAAAATGTTGTTTCTGTAGGTTTAGCAGCTGGATTTATTGAACCATTAGAAAGTAATGGACTATTTTCAGTACATGAATTTTTAATGAGATTTATTAGAAATGCACAAAGAGATATTATTACTCAATGGGATAGAGATAACTATACTTTTCAATGTAAAAAACTATTTAGAAACTTTGCAGAATTTGTAGCCATGCATTATGCAATGTCTAATAGAAATGATACAGAGTATTGGAAAGCTAATGCAAATAAAGAATGGGAGCCTGCTCTAGTAAATTTATCTCCTTTATTTAAAGAAGGATTTTTGAGTGCAGCCAATCAAAGAGATTGGCAAAGAAATTTTCCTGATGGTGGTTTACCTTGTATAGCATTTGGTATGGAATGGTATCCATTAGACGCTTCTACTATTAAATACCTTGATGGTTATAATGATGAACAATTTAAACATAAATTTAGTAATTCAGTAAATAGTTTAAATAATAGAAAAAAACAATGGGATTTAATAATAAAAGATAAACCAAGTTTTTATGATTATCATAAACAAAAATTTTATAATGATAGGAATGATTAATGAATTATGAGATAGAAAATTTTATAGGCACATTTGATAATGTTTTTGATGAACAATATTGTAAATCAATAATAAACCATTTTGAAAAATTAAATAATTTTCACAGAGTACATAAAAGAGCTGATATGACAGGACAACCTGCCATAGAACAACAAACAGATATTTATTATCCTATATCAGAAAATGATTCTACTTTTATTAGTGCTAATGAATCTTTTTTAAAAGAATTTAATTTAAAATTACAAGATTGTTATAAATTATACACAAAAAAATATCCTGTATTAGATACTATGGGTCAACATAGATTAAATTTAGATGTTAAAATACAAAAAACAATTCCAGGAGAAGGTTATCATATATGGCATTGCGAACATAATGGTGTTGCATACGGCAAAAGACTATTTTTAGTAATACTATATCTCAATGAAGTTTCTGGTGGTGAAACAGAGTTTTTATATCAACATAAAAGAGTTGCACCTAAAACAGGTAGATTAATGATTTGTCCTTCAGGTTTTACACATACACATAGGGGCAACCCTCCTTTAGAAGGACATAAATATATTTTAAATGGATGGATAGAGTTTATAGAATGAATAAAAGAAAAATAGTATATTGGGCTCCTTGGTTTGTGCCACAAGAAGAACATCATTGGAATATGTTGTTCATAGAACCTCAGAAATTGTTACTACAAACAATAAAAGATGTATCAACTACAAGTGATGATAGATTAAAAGCTATGATAAGATGTCCTGCTTTTTCCAGTATTGGTAAAAATACTTTCTTTGTTGAAAATCCTATGACTACTGAATTTGATATAACAGATGGAGAAATTAAATACAAAGGAGATAATTTTTATCATAGCACATTATCAAAAGGCAAAAGCACATTTAAATATGGATTATCTTATATATTTTTTTCTGAAGATGATTTAGAATTAATGATGACAGCTCCACACTTTTCTAAAACTGAACATACAAATTATGCTAGATTGGTTCCTGGAAAATTTAATATATCAAAATGGTTTAGACCTGTAAATTTAGAAATGTTATTATATGGTAAGTATTTTAAAATACCTGAACATGAACACATGGCGTATTTTCATTTTTTATCAGATGATAAAGTTGAATTAAAAAGATTTGAACTAAACGAAACTTTAAGAAAAATATCAGATACATGTTCTACCGTTAGTGATTGGTGGCAAAATGTTCCTTTGATTAATAGATATGATAGATTTTTAAAAACTAAAACTAATAGACTTGTGATGAAAGAAATAAAAAAACAATTGGTGGAATAAATGATAAAAATATACGATAATAAAGTACCTTTTCATATTATGCACGATATACACGAATTTGTATTAAATTCAAGGTTTTATATTAAAGGTTGGAAAGATAAAGAATCTGTTAATAAAAATTCTATATATTCAGAATGGTCAATTGATGATTTAAAATCTGTTAAATTATATTCTTACCTAGAAGAAATACCATCTGTTGATTTTAGTAAATGGTATAAAACTATGGTAAATCTAAGCCACCCTAGTGACCATTATTACACACATACTCATGGAGATAATGATTATGTTTTATTATATTATGTAAATTTAGAATGGCGTGATGAGTGGCATGGTGAAACTTTATTTTATGACCCTTTTAATTTACAAAAAATAGAGTTTGCTTCATCTTTTGTACCAGGCAGAATAATACAATTTGATGGCATACAACCTCATTCAATTAGACCACAATCAAGCGTTGGTCCTCAATATAGATTTACAATATCAAATTTTTTTAAGAAGAAATAAATGTTAGACATAAAAGAATTAACAATGCAACATCACAAAGACGCTGAACGGCAAGGCTTTGTAAAGATATTAATGTCTGGTCAAATTGACCATAAAATGTATGCAACATACTTATATAATCAAGCACAATGTTATTCCGTATTAGAAAAATATGGTTTACATAATTCTTTGTTTAGAGATACACCTAATTTACCTAGAACGGAACATATACTGTATGATTTTAATTCATTTGGTATAGAAAAACCAAAGATTACAGAAAGTACAAAAAAATATATAGACCATATAGAATCTATACAAGATGAGGCAATGAAACTATATGCTCATGTATATGTTAGACATATGGGAGATTTATCAGGTGGTCAAATGATAA